TTTAATTTGATCCACAACAGGTTGAATAACTTTTTTCCGAACCACTCCAGACACGTAACCCTCATCACGGTCGGACTCAGGCACAATCACTTCAGGAATAGTAGTATCATTCAACACAGTTAAGTATTGCATGGACGTAAATCCCTGGAACACACTCAAACTAAAATCATCAGCAATCTTTGAATAAACATTAACAGTGTAATCACCAGCTATGGAAACATTAGTATTGGTAGAAAAACCAACCATAATAGATCCCATATCAGCGGCAATCGCTTGATCCTCATCAATGGTAGCAAAATTGGTATCTTGCAAATAATTTAAATCATTAGCATTATACCATGGAATTTCAATATTCATTATCTGATTCACACTCAAAGTCAATATATCCAAAGGATTAGAATGACGCAAAATAGGCGTCGGTAGCAAAAGATCAGGGTACAGAATCGAAGTCGGAGCAATCTTATCAGAAGCATCATATTGAGCCCATACAAACACACCAGGTAAATAAGGAAATATAATTCTATATCTCATACCACCACGGTAATATCTATATCCACTCAACAAAATGCGAGCATGACTACTCCTATTCAACAAATCAAAATTGTCACTATAATTAGGTCCAGGTGGGACCGGAGTGACTTTCAATTTAAACAAAGCAAAAGGATAACGCGAAGTAAGGGAATCACTAAAAGTGAAACTCTCATTATGCGTAGGTCGCCGTAATAAATCATAAACATTTGTAAAGGACTCCCCAAAACAAGAAGTTCCCCATCCATTAGATCCAAAAGCTTGAACACTTGTTGAAAAATTAGGATTAGCATCACGTTCACTCTCAGGCACAATAACATCTTCATAAATATGTAAATCTTCCATTCTCATGTAATCAGTCATAGCAGGTATAGGATCTCCAGGTCTCCAGATAATCTGAATTAGAGGCAATGGCGTTATCGGTAAAACAACTCCCGTATATAAATAAGGGGCCAACATAGTTCTATACGCTTCAGAATCTTCATAAGTATTCAACAAAGCCATCAAACTAGCAGGGTTAGGAGGGTTTGGGTCAAACAAAGCACACACAAAAGTAGAACCCACTTTTAACATACAACATTGATTTGTAGTTATCGCAGGAACTCCAGTAACAAAAACATTCATTTGGCAAATAAAAGCCAACTCATGTTGAACAGTCGTCCACAATCGGGCAACACTACTAGGAACAGCAGTAACACTCAAAGCACGTCGATTACCAGTATCAAAATATGGCGGTCCAAAATCGTTCCATCCAATATTTGCAAACAAAGTAATAGGTGTAAAAGCCAACAAAGGATCAGCAACAGGAAGAGCATCCTGTCGCAACACCAAAGCAGGTTGGGTCAAATTAGCACATTCAAAATTGTCACCTCCAGCCATATAAAAGTTAATATCAACAGCAGAGCTAACATTAGAAGGTTGTTGTAAACGTTGTAAAACATTAACAACAAAAACACCAGGCAAACGTCGATTAGTCAAAGATAAAGGCTTTCTAAATATGGTTGTATACCATTCAGCAGCATTTATGTAGGGGGTTTCGTAAGTTATA